AGTTCGGCGGCATCCCTTGCGTAGCTGGTGGATGGCAGGTCGATCTCCACCGCCAAGCCTTTGCTGTCCTCGTGCAGGCGAAGTGTTCCGGCTGACCGCCGGCCAATCACCAGTCGAGTGTCGTGATCAAGCAGCGCGCGGACATCCTCGCCGGAATCCAACGAACGCTTGAAAGCGCCAGAGGCGATGAACTCCCGGAAACCGCCAAGGTTTTCGCTGGGTTGGTTGAACACGGCAGCGTAGCCGTGCAGCTTGTTGCCTTCAGATTCGACGGCGGCAAGGCTGCCTACTCGTCGCTCGATGTCGATTCCGGCGGTGTGCATCGGAATTCCCCCCGAATGGATGTCCTGCGAATGCGTCCTGTCTCGGTCGTTTCCGGATCGTCGGAAACCATGTCCTCAAAACTGAGCCGGATCGGCGGAGCGGATGGCGGACCTGGCGGTAGGTGGCGCGGTGTCCTCGCCTCACCCAGAATCAACAGCACGCCATCCCATGCGGACTCAGCCATTCATCTGGCTCACGGCTTGTTGGCCGGCATCCAACTGAGCCGGTGACAGCGGAATGATGTTGCCGAAAATCTTGTCGAGTGTCGCCTGCGGGATCGATGGAAACGCGGCCTGAGCCAACGCCAAGGCCGCCTCTTTCTGCAAAAGGCCGGCTGTCACCTTGAGCGCCAAATCAACCAAGGCGGTCACCTGCGCTCCATTGAGCGCCAATGAGGCGATATCCTGCGCCGACTGCTGGCTGGACTGGTCAACAGGTGCCGGCTGATCCTGCGCGGGTTGCGGCTCGGCAAGGTATTGATCCACTGAATCGACAGCTTGATCGGCTGCCGGCGCTCGCGCCCCGGGAGCCGTGTCGGTGAGCGGTTGCATGTTGGTCGGACTGAGGAACACATCGCCGCCGGCAATCGGATCCCATGATTCAAGTTTGCGGATCTGGTTGACACTGAGCCATCCCCAGTTGCGCCCGATGGAGTACGACTTGTACCTGGTCAGGATGTCAGCGCGCAGCAATCCTTCCACGCTGTGGGACCAGGTGTACCATCCCCAGTCGGATTCCCTGACTAGTTTCCTGTTGCATTCCTGCTCGAACCGAACCAGATGCGGTTGGATGCAATCGGTCAGGAACTGGATGTTTTGCGCCTCGATGCTTTCACCACCGCCAGCCAATCCCATCTTGGCTGGCGGAATGCCAAAGATCCGGCAGACTTCCCGCACCTGAAACTCGCGGGTCTGGATCGCCTGCGCGTCTTCCGGCGATGTGCTGGTCGGTGTGAAGGACAGGCCTTCCTCCAAAACCGCAATTCTTCCAGCGTTGGCCAGACCGGTGTGCAGCTTTTCAAAGTCGGATCGCAGGCGACGGCGCGCATCGTCCGACAATTTGCCTGGGTGGGTTAGCACGCCGGAAGGCCTTGCGCCGTTGGCGTACAGCGTCGATCCGTATTCCTGCGCGGCCTTGGTCAATTCCAGCGATCCCTGGCAAAGTTCCAGCAAGCTGTTGCCATTGAAGGAACCTTTCAGGACAAACATGTCCCGCTCAGGTATCCATGTTTCCGCGTCGTTCTGGTAGGGATCGGACTTGATGCCGTAAACCTTTGATCCGGTGATATCGTCAACCTTTTCGATGATGCAATCGCCGGGAATCTCTTGCAGCTTGTACGCTTCGTTGGCCTGATTTTTCCACACCCTGGCATAGGCAACGCCTTCGGCCAACATGCGGAACATCATGCTGGATCGCAATTCAAACTCGTTCCGGCCTTCTGAATACTTGAAGGCATCGGCGGCAACCTGATCCTCAGCGCGATTCCTTCCGCCATCCTGCTGACGGTGGTAGTAATGCAGCGGCAGGCCGGCGACGGTCTCGCAAATCAGGCGCAAGCCAGCCAGCACGGACGGTATTCCCAAGTATTCGTTGGCGGTTGGCCTGCCGTTCCAGGCGCGCTCAATGGCGTTGTAATCGTGCAAGATGAGCGGACGACCGCGCTGGCCGGCGCTGAACAGGCTGGAAACGGTTTGGCGGATTCGGCTTAGGATACTGTCTGCCATACTCCGATTCTGGAAAACCAAGCGAACTCAGAGGACCATTAGGCCACCCGACTCGTACCCGGACCGGCTGGATGCCTCATGGTGCCGCGCCCTGGCAATCGCCATCAGACTGGCGATCACCGGGTCGACCTTGTCGCCGCTGCGGGACTTGTCTGGCCGGACATTTCCGGCTGGATCCTGAACCATGGACACATTGGAGAAGGCCCAGCGATACAGCGGGTTTTTGCGGATGCGGACTTTGCCGGATGTCACCAGCGCCTCGAAGTCCTTGCTCGCTGGCGACATCGAGGCGAAACCCTGCGGGAATGCCACCACCGTGTGCCCTTCGGACTGCAACTGGTTCGACAGCGCCACGCTGTTCCACTTGTCCACCGCTATCTCGCGGATGTTGAACCGGGTTGCCAAGTCCTCGATGTGCCGGTGTATGGCGGTGTAATCAATTACATCGCCATCAGTCACGAACACATGGCCGGACTTTTCCCACGGTTGGAACCGGGTGCGGTTCGCCTTCTCCCGCGTCGCCAGCGCTCCACGCGGTGCCCATGACCAGGAGTCGAGGTAGTACACGCCGTCCACGGACCAGACAGCGGCAATGCTGGTCAGGTCAGTCGTGCTGGACAGGTCGAGGCCCAGCACGCAATCCTTGCCGGTCAGGTCCGGCCAATCGGCTTCCTCGACCATGGCAGCGTCAATCCGGTCGAGACTGAACCAGCGGGACTCTGCCGAAACCCATTGGCTCAGGAAGAATTGCCGGAAGCTGATTTCCTTGGCCGGGTTTTCCTGCGCTTCCCGACAGGCATTCGACAGGAATTCCTCGGACACCGAAACCCCAAGATTGGGATTGGCGCTCAGCCATGTTTTGCGATCCTTCCAGTCGGCCTCCTCTGGCGCGCCAAACAGCACCGGCAGAAAGGTCGGATCCTCGACGATGCCGTCACGCACCCGCTTGGCGTAGCTGTGCGTCTGATAACAGATCGTGTTCTTGTCGAATCCGGATGTCGATATCAGGAAGGACAGCGGTTGCTTGCGCGCTCCCATCGAGGTGGTGAGCGCTTCGTACAGGTCCGGTTTTTTTTGAACCCACAGCTCATCAAAAATTAGCGTAGAAATCGAGAGGCCGTGGGCATTAAAACCGTCCGCGCTTACCACCTTGTAGGTACTTCCGTCCTGCGTCTCGATCACCTTTTTGTAGACGCGGCACATGCGCCGCAGGATCGGGTTGGCCAGTATTGCGGCGCGCGCGACATCAAACACCAGGCTGGCTTGCTCCCGCGTGCCGGCGGCACTGATCACCTGCGCTCCCGGCTCGCCATCGCAGATCAGACCGTAAAGCGCCACCGCCATGGCCAGAAATGATTTGCCGTTTTTCCTACCGATCTCGACATAGGTGGTTCGGTACTGGCGCAAACCGTCCTTGCGGATCGTGTCATACAGCGGACGAATGATCCGTTCCATCTGCCATTCCTCCAGGAGGAAAGGCTGCCCACGCAACGGACCATGAACATGTGTCAGGTACTTGGCGCAGAAGTTTCGGAACTTCTCACTGGGAAGTGTCGCTGGTGGTTTTTTTGCACGCCGCTTCGGCGCTCTGGCCATGGTCATTCCAGCGATCTCAGGATTGGATTGTCACCTGCCACCGCAAGCACCTGATCCTCCTTGGCTCGGCTGGTCACCTTGCTGCGTGGATCCATCAGCAGCTTGCCAAGCTGGTTGGCGTATGCTGTCTCCATTTGCCGAAGTTCTTTGACCATCGGATGCAGAGCGCCTTGACCAGTGCTGCCGGCGATCATCCAACTGTCGAGCGCGTCCACCTCACGCCGGATGCGATTCAGCCTGGCGCGCTGATGCACAAGCAGGAGGAACGACTCCAAGCTGGTGTTGCTGACATGGCCGGATCGTGCTACTTGTGCATGCAGCACGGCGTAACATTTTTTTTCCTCGGGATTCAAATCGGCTGGCGGTGCTGTTGGGATTCCTTCAACGACCGCCGGCATCTTCTTCTTTGGCATCTGTCACCTTGGCAGAAAAAATTCTGATATCACTTTTCGCTAAAACACACTGATATCATCCGGTATAGTTAAAAAGCTGCCGAATTTCGGCGGAAAAGCTGGCTTGAT